TCAACAGGAGGGGTTGAAAACTCATATGACAATAACGGTTATATTAATGTTTCTTCTGTTACGCTAACACCGAACAGTATGCCATTCAATGACTATGTACCTGTGTATGTAGATGCTTCAGCTACTGATACTTGGCAGGTAAATGATGTAGGCTACATTCCCTATGGTTATGCGATGACAGGGGATGCCTCTTTGATGCTTGACTTTACTAATGGAACAGCACTAGATTCACGCATTACTTTTACACGGGCCTCAAGTGCTACACGCACCAACAGTGCAGGGTTGATTGAGTCAGTTGCAAGTGATGTTCCGCGCTTCGACTACGACCCTGTGACGCTGGCTCCGAAGGGATTGCTGATTGAGGAACAGAGGACTAATCTGCTGACGTACTCTGAGCAGTTTGATGATGCTGCTTGGGTTAAAAACAACGTAACGGTTACCCCTAATACGTCAGCGGCACCTAATGGTTCCCTGACAGCGGATGCAGTTGTCGCTACACCAGCCCTTACTTCACACTACGTTGATACAAGCGCGGTCTCATTTATTTCTGGGACACCGTACACACAGAGCGCGTATGTAAAACTACTTGGGCCTGCTGGTTATCGTTTTAGGTTGCGCTTCAATTCCGTTGCATTTACGGTAATCACTTCTGCGGATTTTGATTTAACTACTGGAACTGTTACCAGTACATCCGGAGCTATCACAGCAAGCACAACCGCCGTTGGTAATGGATGGTATCGCTGCTCTGCAACAGCGACAGCGACAGCAACCGTGTCCAGCGATTTGTTGATGATGCTTGTCAGTACCACAGGTTCACAGTCTTTTTCAGGTGACGACGTAAGCGGTTATGACATCTGGGGCGCTCAACTAGAAGCAGGAGCCTTTGCCACCAGCTACATCCCCACAGTAGAAAGCCAAGTGACCCGTGCTGCTGATACGGCGTTGATGACAGGGACTAATTTTAGTAGTTGGTATAACCAGACTGAAGGGACATTTGTTACCCAGTGGTCTCTTGCGGGAGATACAAAAGGAAAGATGGTTTATCAAGCTGAGGACGGAACAAACGCTAACCTTCTCCGACAGCGTTACGGTACAACAGGAACTGCTGACGACGCGGCTGTAATAGTGGGCAGCGTTGTTCAAGCAGTTCTCGGATCAACTACAGACCTTTCTGTAAATGTCGTTTACAAATCAGCAAACGCATACGCCGTTAATAACTTTGCAAGGTCAGTTTCAGGAAACACAGTAAGTACCGACTCAGGAGGTATAGTTCCGACAGTAAATCGCATAAGTATTGGCTACAGCGCAATTAGCGGAGTGGAGCAACTTTGTGGCTACATCCAGCAACTAGCCTACTTCCCTCGCCGCCTCTCCAATTCTGAACTACAAGGAATAACAGCATGAGTGATTACTTTTTAAAATTCAACAGTGAGGATGAAGCAGTTACTTTGTTGACTGACTTCCAAGGCAGCACTGATGTAATTGGTGTTATCTCAAAACCCACTACTGAAATAACTGAGGAAGGGCCAGTAATGGCTCTACTTCCCGGCTGGCACGTTAATATCAGAGGTGAACTTACTGAAGAGCAGCTTATTACTTTGCTTCCCTTCAGTATAGAGCCTAAACAACCTATTCGAGTATGGGCATAATCATGTTTTATTAACTATTTAGCGAATAATAGTAAATAATACTTGACAATGTGTTGTATAAATGATACAATATATACTTGACAAACTAAATAGAAAGGCTCTCCTTTAATGGATAAAGAGTTAGTACAATATTACGAAGCATCTTTCAACACATTCTCCACTCAAGGGTGGAAGGATTTGATGGAAGACTTCAAAACCCTTAAATCCAGCATCAACGATATATCAGCTACTACAGATAGCAACAATCTCTTTTTCCGTAAAGGTCAGCTAGATATTCTTGATCTGGTTTTAAATCGTAAAGCAATGTGTGAACAATCTTATGAGGACTTAATCTCATGAGACGTATCTTTGAATTTAAGTGTTCAAATAACCACATCACCGAACGGTTTATTGATGAAACAATACGCACTTGCAAATGTTCAGTTTGCAGTAAAGATGCGGTAAGAATCATATCCACGCCTCATGTCACGTTGGAGGGAATCTCAGGAGACTTTCCCGGCGCAGCAGATTCGTGGGTACGAAAGCGTGCTGAAAAGCAACAACAAGAACAGAAAAGAGCCGCCTCTCATGGCGAATAATCTCTCCGAGTTCATTTTTAATTATCCTAGAACCGTAATTGGCAGGAAAGGTATAGCAGTATGGCATTGATTGATCCCGAAGAAGTGTTTGAGAGTGAATTTGATACTCCAAGCGAACAGAATAATAATGAGCTAGATGACGCTCCTATTGTAGCTGAGAAACCCAAGATTCCCGATAAATACTCGGGTAAGAGTCTTGAAGATATTGTGAATATGCACCGCGAGGCTGAGAAGCTGATTGGTAGACAGGCACAAGAAGTAGGCGAAGTTCGTAAGTTGGCAGATGAACTACTTAAACAACAACTCTATCCAAAACAATCTAAAGAGTCCAATGCTCAAGTAGAAGATAATCAAGAGATTGATTTCTTTGAAGACCCTAAGAAGGCAGTTCGACAAGCTGTAGATAATCACCCCGATGTACTGGCTGCTAAACAAGCTACACGCGAGATGAAACAGATGCAAACTCAAGCAATGCTCCAAAAGAAGCACCCTGACTTTGCAGAAGTAACTAAGGATGGTGATTTCATTGAATGGGTAAAAGGTTCTCAGTTGCGTCTAAATATGTACGCACAAGCAGATTCCAATTACGACTTTCAATCAGCCGATGAACTATTAACTACGTTCAAACAGATTCGTGGTACTCGTAGCAATCAAGCAAAAGAAGAAGGCACTCAAGCTTTGAAGAAGAACTTGCAAGCTGCATCCGTGGACGTTGGTGGGACAGGGGAAACTTCACAGAAAATATATCGTAGTGTGGACCTTATCAGGCTTCGCATTACAGACCCACGGCGTTACGAAGCAATGTCAGATGACATCATGCGGGCATATGCTGAAGGTCGCGTTAAACGTTAAATAAACAAATTACATTCATTCTTTAAAGGAAATTACAAATGGGACTCGGAACCGCTCACGTCACTAAGACAACCGCCGCCAATTTTATCCCCGCCATCTGGTCGGACGAAATCATTGCTTCTTACCAGAAGAATCTGGTTATGGCTAACCTCATCAAGAAGATGAGCTTCAAAGGCAAGAAAGGTGACACCGTTCACATTCCTGCCCCTGTTCGTGGTAATGCTTCTCTCAAAGGCGCACAAGCTCAGGTTACCCTGATTGCTGCCACTGAGGGTGAAGTTATTGTTAGCATTGACAAGCACTATGAATATAGCCGCTTGATCGAAGATATTGTGGAAACACAAGCTCTTTCCTCGCTCCGCAGCTTCTACACTGAAGATGCAGGCTACGCACTCGCCCGTCAAGTTGATTTCGATCTGATCTCTCTTGGTCGCGGTGTTAATAGCGGCGGTGGCACTGCTGCTTACTCTGGCGGTTTTTCCGGCGCTGACGGTACTACTGCCTATGTTGCCGGAGCAAACACTGGCTTGGGTGCATTGACTGATGTTGCCATTCGCCGTGCCATTCAACGTCTTGATGACGCTGATGTGCCTATGGATGGTCGCTTCTTGATGGTGCCTCCTTCTACGCGCAACACTATGATGGGTATCGCTCGATTCACTGAGCAATCCTTCGTTGGTGAAGTTGGTGGCGGTAACACTATTCGTAACGGTCAGATTGGTAATGTTTACGGTATCCCTGTATTCGTTACTTCTAATGCCGATACTACCAGCGGCACAACTGCTGCTCGTGTCTGCTTGCTGGGTCATAAAGACTTCGCAGTGTTGGCTGAACAACAATCTGTTCGTTCACAGACTCAGTACAAACAAGAATACCTCGGTACTCTGTTTACTGCTGATACCATCTACGGTTTCAAAGAACTGCGTGATGGTGCTGCCGTGGCCTTGGTTGTTCCAGCCTAATACGGCGTAAAGCCTAAGCAATAGGTTAGATTATCAAGGGGGACTCTCACAAGGGTTCCCCTTTTTTTAAATGTGTATATGATACAATGCAAATCTTGGTAAAAGCACTTAAATGTATTTCATAGTGTACACATCTAAAAGAATTAATAGGAGAATAATATAATGGCTAAATTTAAATGTATTCATACTGGGAATGAAGTTACCTTTAATGATGTAGATTCAGTTGAGATGCGTAAACACGTTGAATATACAGAAGTACTTGAACAAGAAGAACCAGTACCTGTTGTAGTTAAACCTAAGACAACTTCTAAGAAGGAAAACAACTAATGAGTATTTATCGTGGATTGGGAGGCGCAGGCGACGCCATTAATGATGCAACTATTAGTGCCATATCTGGATACGCCACAAGTGCAATGAGCAGCGCCAACAGTGCTTCTGTAAGCGCAGGAAATGCTTCTGTAAGCGCAGGAAATGCTTCTGGTTTTGCAACCGCTGCGGCTGCTTCATTAGATAGTTTTGAGGATACTTATCTCGGACACAAGATTACAGACCCTGCGCTGGACAATGATGGTAACGCCCTCCTTACAGGCGCTCTCTACTACAACTCCGCCAATAAAGAGATGAGGGTCTACACAGGCACTGGCTGGATTAATGCAAGTACGACCCAAGTTGAAACCTTACATACCTATGTGTATGTCGCCACGGCTGCTCAGACGGTGTTCACTGGTGTGGATGCCAGCAGCAACACGCTGTCGTTCACGTCACCATACCTGATTGTCTCGCTGAATGGTCTGCAGCTCCGTTCCATAGTTGACTACACGACCACAGGCACTAACACCATTACGCTAGTCTCCGGAGCTAGTGTCGGAGATGAACTCCAGGTCCAGGCGTTTGCCAACTTCAACGTGGCGAATATTCAAGCGGCTGATGTTTCCTTCATGCCAGCAGGAACAGGAGTAGTAACAACCACTGTGCAAGGCAAGCTGCGGGAGAGTGTGAGTGTTAAAGACTTCGGTGCGGTGGGTGATGGGGTTACTGATGACACTGCTGCTATTCAGATGGCGATTGATCGAACATCCCTGTGGAACACTGCACTAATATTCCCGGAAGGCCAATATGCAGTAACATCAATTACAACCCGTGGGAAAATGTGTACATGGTACTTTGAGCAAGCAGAACTTTTGGCAATTGGGACAACGGTAACAACCTGCGTTCTAAAAATAGATTCATTTAACTCAAAGTTTTACGGTCTTGTTGTCAATCTTAATAAAAAACTAAATTATAACTGTGCTGTCTGGTGGTATAACGCTGCTGCACCATCACAATACAATTGCATATTTGGCTTGTCGATATTGTTTGCTTGGCGTGGACTTGTTTATGGAGAGTTTCCTGGCAGTACCAGTAACTCACTAGCGCAGTCCGAAAACTCAATCTTTGGATACCAGTGTTATGGAGTTTGGCAACCTCTTGTGATGAATCATAATAATGGGGTTCTGTTTTTCTCAGGTAGTCAATTTGTTTCTGGTGACCAAGGCTGGGGAGGAGCATTTGACAACACTCAAAACTTTGCTTTCACTGCCTACGCTGGTGCATTAACTATTGCCGCTAGTGAAATTCAGAATAGTGTTGCAGCAAATACATCTTATTGTGCGATTGTTCAAGGTGGTGAGGTGTACCTTGATGGGTGCATTATTGAAACAGATGCTCCATTCCAAATTAGTGGTCGTTTAAGTATCAATGGCGGTCGCATTATTAATACACGTACCGACACCAATCAATTTTGGTTTGGTGCAAGTGCTGGTACAAGTAAGTTGAATGTTAGTAACTGCTGGATTTCCAGAGTTCCCACAAGCGGAAGCTATGCCGCACTTAACTTAGTTAAGAACGCAGGAACAAGTCAGTATTTGGAATATACATTTAGTAATTGCAACATTGAAGACTGGCCATTGTTTGTTAATTTAGTTGAGACAAATAACCAGTACGCCCGTTTTGATAACTGCCGATGGTATCCAGATGGAACTAAGGACGCAGCGACGGAAGTGTACTTGCTGGACACTAAAACACAAAACATTATTGACGTTCCTACGCGAGATACCAAAGGATACAGTTTAAGTGGCTGGTATCAGAATGTTTGGTATGGTGGTACTAGCGCGGCCACCTTAAATGTAGATGTACCAAATACTAAGTATTCAAAATCCATCGCAGTAACAAGTACAGGTCAAGCTGCTGCAAGCACGATGGATTCCACGAGTCTGACGACTATGAAGGCAACGGGGTTTCCAGTTGGTCCTCAAGATAAATTTATGATTGAGGCTTGGGTGAAAACAGTTAGCGGCACAGGAACTTTGAGCATTGTGTTATATGACTCTACAGGTGCTTTGCTGGCTGACCCATTCCAAGATGTAGCGAACACCCAAGTGATCAACAGTACGTGGCAATACATTCGTGGGGTGCTCAGTATTCCGGTAGGAAGTACGGCAGCTTATGCGGGATTTGGTGCGGCGGTACTAACGGGTGAAGTTCGATTCTGTGGTATGAAGGTTCGCCGTGCAAACTGGAACATGCTTTGACGAATAAAACCATCTATCAATTAATCGCGCTGGCATTGATGGCCTTTTGGTCAACCATTGGAATCATCGTATTGGCACTTTAATTCGCCACCACAAATCAAAGCCTTAATTGGTAGAAATACTCAGTTATCACCTAGCTCCTGTAGCTAGTGAGGAAATTAATTTTAAAAGGAATATATGAGCAATGCGAGAAACAACCTAATCCAACGCCTCAAATCAAAGACCTACTGGGTAGCCATCATTGGTGCTCTATTGACCGCCGTAGAAGCCAACAGTGGTTTTATCTCAAGCCTCATGCCTCCTGATTACGGTAAGTATGCAGTAATGCTTTGGCCTGTTTTAATGCTGACACTGAGAGAAGTAACTACGGCTGCTTTGTCAGATAAATAACTAATGGAAACACAAGCACTAATTAATATCTTCTTAGGCTGCGCTGCATCAGTTACCGGGTGGTTTGCAAGAGAACTATGGTCAGCAGTACAGAATCTAAAGGATGACTTATATAAGCTACGAGAAGAGATAGCTAAGAACTATATGCCT